AAACGGTAACTAAATTTATAGTTACCGTTTCTGCGTGGCAGCTTGTGCCAACCAGATTATTTGCACTAGGATTTCTCCTAGGTTAGTAACTATATATTATCAAATATATATCCTTTTGTCAAATAAGATAGCGTGCTTTGATTTCATCGCTTAAAATTTTCATTTGTGGTTCAAGTATTTGTGCAACACCAATTCCATCTAAAGGATTGATTTTCTTAAAAATTTTCACTTTGTCAATAGTTGTAATTGAATCTAATTTCGCATAGGTAGTTTTATCTAGATCAGATACATATTTTTCAAGACGTTGACCAGCCAATGAAACGTTATCTGTAAGTTTTTGAACAAGGTTTATTGCACGTTCTTTCTCGTCTAATCGACCTTCTTTCTCCAACTTTGAGATAAGTTCATCAAAATCATCATATTCTCCAAAATGTGATACCAGTTCATTTTCAACCTTATCTTCAGCAGCTTTGATTAGGTGTGTAGTTAGTAAGCCAAGTCCTTCAGCTAAGTTAAACTCTAGTGGTAAATTATCGTATCCAGGCTTGGATGTTAGAGGGATAACCGTGATAGTATTTCTATTCTTTTTGTCTTCTTTGGTAAGCGTGATTGCATAATGTGGCGCAGAGAATTCTGATCCAAAGTTTATGCCAAAATCAACATAGACAAGCGTGCCATAAGGGAATACTCTATTTCTACGACGCTTTCCTTGTATTTCACGCTCTAATTGATTGCTATAATTGGTCATACTTTGACCAAGTCTAGAGGTTTTGAAGTGATTGGGATTCTCAACAGTCAGTTGTTTCATTTTATCTGTTGATACTGTCAATTTATCAAGATTATTTTTTTCTAGTTTGTTCATCCAGTCCCTAAGTAACTCCTTTCTTATCATCTTTTCCATTGCTTGCTTGATGGAAGATTTAATCCTTACGCTCAGAGTCGCCAAACTTTGCGAGTGTGGGGATTTTTTGTTTTTATAGTTATTCTGATGAACTATCCTATCAATTCATAATATTCGTCAATGACCATCAATTCGTCTGCGACTGTTCTAAGCTCATGTTTTTGCATGAAATGTAGATAGTTGAATGATTGATGGTCATCTGATAGTGAGAGTTCTTCTTCTAGTAGTTTATGAATCATATACCTATTAGCTTCATTTTCGCATCTAGTGTGGTTGTTTTGATATAGTGCAGTAGAATGTTCCAGATGTCCTAATTCGTGGTATATGACCCGTTTTTTTGCGTTCTCGGACAGTTCACGGTTTATAAAGATAATACTGATTTCTTTGATATAAACTCCAGGTCTTTGCCAAAGTTCATTATCAAAGTAAGCGAGAGTGACACCGTGTGAGTCTACTAGCTCTTCAATAGTCATAGGCTATCATCCTTCAAATATTTTTTAAAATTAGTTGTTTTATCTCTTGAACTAGAGTAAAATAGAATTGAAAGGAAGTGATTAAAATGAAGTTGAAACTCTATGCACATTTGGCTGTACTGTTTCAAGTTTCAGCATTTATTTTTTTGATTTGTTACTTTTTTCTAAGACAAATCCTAACACTTCCAATCATCGTTTTACTCAGTTTCGTTATTTCTGAAATTATTCTTCGACTTTTTCTGGAGATTCGAGTAGTTCATCTTGAAGAATCTTAGTTGCTACTTCTGGAGCTTTAATATCTAGTTGAGATGTAGCGCCTTTAAACTGCGGACTCATCCCTTTATCTATTAACAATGCAATAGCCTCGGCATTTATTTTATTTGCCTGGGCTTTTTTGATTGCTTCATCCCCATCGCTATTTAACTGAGCTTTAAATTTCCCAAGCTTAGAATCGACTTCAAAGTTTGCACCATTGCGTTTAATTAAATTGCGAAAAGCAATTCCTCCGGTTAGAATAATGATAAATACTAGAACCGGGATTAGTATTTCAGGATGTCCAAGTAGTTCAATCGGTCCTTCTGATTGGACGTTGGTTCTTAGAACGACTTTCTCATCTTTTAATTCATCAGATTCTTTTACAACATTGACCATTTGCAAGACAGTGTGCAGAAATGTTGAGTATTCAAAAGCATCAATATTGTTTTCTTCTTGTACTTTAAAAGTGATACTCATGTGGTCATGATCGATGTAGGTATCATATAGACCTCGGTTGATGAAATTTTTGTAGGCATTTGCATCAGTGATGGTATGGCCTGAATAGACTAATTTGTAAAGTTTCGGGTCAATATCTCTGTTTGGTATGACTCCAAACCAGTGCACATTGATTCTCTTGTTAAATGGGCAAACATTAGATGCTGACTCTATGACACTTTCAGACTCAGTATAAGGTCTACTCGTTATCTCACCAACAAGAAAATCATTTGGGGATTCCGATGGAACAATGACGATATCGCCAATCTTAAGGCTATATGCGAATTTCATCATTTGGTTATAAGCTGAACCAGGTTTTTCTATCCTATTGTCGAACTCCTTGATTTTTCCTTTGATTGCAACTTCATCAAGATTTTTAAGGTCATCTAATGCTATATAATTCCATCCTATAGCGATATAACCACCCGTAAGAAAACTTTTATAGAATTGACCTTTCTGAGCTCTTACGAACCAATAATCCTTAGAACTATCGACTGATGGGAGTTGTTGATATATATTCTTAAAAAGATTATTGAATAACAAAGCATCTTGTTCGGTAATTGTCATACTATCTACCTCTCAAATAAATCTCAATGATGTTCTGGATGGCATCGATGTCATCTTCTGTAAGAGGCTTGCCATCGAAGGTCTTGGCATTCTCTGCCATCTTTCGGAGGTCGTCAGACGTATATCCTGCGATTGTATCTCTGTTTGCAATAGAGGGATTATCCGTGCGACCTAGAAGGTAGTCGGTGGACACATTGAAGTAGTCGGCGATTTGTTGAAGCCGTTCAGCAGAAGGTTGATTCCTTTTCAACCCATACAAAGAATTTTTGCCTAGTTTTAGCTTATCTTCTAAAGTATTTAGCGAAATCCCTTGTTTTTCACATAAATCTTTTACGATTTCAAAAGTAGAAAACATTGATTTATCAGCCTTTCTAAGACATGACAAAAAATATTTTACAAAATACGCAAAAATAGTTGACATTATTTCGCGTTTACGCTAAAATAGTTTTTGTAAGTTAATGAGTTAGTAAAAAACAGAGTTAAAACTTATCTAAAAATAAATAGCTTTGGCGAGCAAGAAAATTGATAGATATAACGTTTTATCAAGGTTTTTAATTATGCTTTCATTTTAGCAGATACGCTAAAAACTGTCAAGCATTTTATAAAATAATTTACTAACTCTTTAACTCCATTAAAAATAAAAGGAGGAGGTCACATGAGCCAACAACATCGCAAATGGATTGAGCTTGTAAAAGAGCGAATTGAACAACGTGGATGGTCACAGACGGACTTGGCCATTGTTGTAGGTGTTAGTCCATCAACCATCACACAATTGCTGAAAGATGGAAAAGGGAGCGATGACTTGAAGCTTCGCATTAACAAGAAGTTACGAATCAATGAGTCATGGGAAAAATTTGAGGAGTAGGAGGGGGAAAATGAGAGAAATCATACTCAGTGCCATAGTATCATCAATAATTTCAATACTGATGATGACTATTCAAATAAAGATGATAAAAAAATGGCTTGCCGATTTTTTCGACAAGCAAGATGAATGGTTAAAAACACATTTTGAAAATTTAGTCAAAAGATTGTTTTTATAAACAGACATTATAGAAATCTTCACCTAAAGGTGTAATATCTATAATCCCTTTTTCTACATGGAATTTTTCGTTGTTTTTAGCATTGATATACGATGTTTTATAAGCTGTGACTAAAGGGTTGCTTTCAAGTAATGTGTATTTTTCTTTTTTCGAAAGCCAAGTTGTGAAATCAACTTTAATCAAACCTAATCTTTCAAGGTTTGTAATAGAGGAAGCATTTCTATCAAAATCAAACATTGAATTATCAAGTGACGATTCTATTTCACCATCATGAGGAATAAAAATTAGTGGTTTTAAAAGGCTCTGACCCCCTGTTTCGAATTCCAGCAAATACTTAGCGACAGGACATCGTTTTCTTTGAGCAATAAACTTCAAATTCCTAGCATCTAAAGGACTGAGCTGTTTAATAATTTCAACAAAAGAATGATGCAATAACGAACTTTTTGAAGAATCAAATGATGCCGCTAATAGTGATGCAAAAATTTCTCGTATATCTTCTTCCTCGATATAAAATTTTGATGCTTCCAATGCAGGTCCTAATATACTCATTTTAGGTTCTTGTATATTTTCTACAGGTATTTGTTCGACTTTCTCAGTTAGTGATTCAATGTACTTCTCATTATCATATTTACGTTTTTCATTTTTTCGTAATAGGAAACTATCAAGAGAACCAAAAACATATTTCCATGCTTCATTAAAAGTGTTAGCAGGAGCCTCAGCTCCCTTTGTAGCCATAGTTGTTGCAAACGCAGTTAAGATTGTAGGTAACAAATCAGCCATAATACACCTCGTGTTTTTATTTTAATTATACCAAATTTAGAAAGGAATTTTATGAATGAAATCTTTAATTTTCACGGGCAGACAGTCCGAACAGTCACCGTCAACGACACTCCTTATTTTGTAGGGAAAGATGTAGCAGAAATATTAGGATATGCAAAAGCTAGGAATGCTTTATCTACTCATGTTGACTCAGAAGACGCCCTAAAATGGGGCGTCATGGATGAACTAGGAAGAAAGCAAGAAACAACCATCATCAACGAAAGTGGTCTGTATTCTCTCATATTATCCAGCAAGCTACCACAAGCCAAAGAGTTTAAACGCTGGGTGACGTCCGAAGTTTTGCCCACAATCCGAAAAAATGGGATGTTTGCAACTGATGAGCTACTGGATAACCCTGATTTTGCCATAGCAACATTACAAAGGCTCAAAGAAGAACGTGATGCTAAAAAATTGCTGGAGGCTAAGATTGAGGCTGACCGTCCTAAGGTGCTGTTTGCTGATGCAGTAAGTGCTAGTAAGTCATCTTGTCTAATCGGTGAACTAGCTAAAATTCTGAAACAGAATGGGATTGACATTGGTCAAAACAAACTTTTTCAATGGCTACGCTCTAACGGCTACCTCATCAGTCGACGTGGAGAGTCTTGGAATCAACCAACACAGAAAAGTATGAAGTTAGGTCTGTTTGAATTGAAAAAGACAAACATCAACCATGCCGACGGTCATACAACTGTCAATACAACAACTAAGGTCACTGGTAAAGGCCAACAGTACTTTATCAACAAGTTTTTGAATGAGGAGGCAGGATGATGAGACCAAAACGGTATTCGTATAGCGGGAAAAAAGAGTCCATCTTTGTAAAAGTGGACCCTATGTTCGTAGAAAACATTAAAAAAAATACTTCCACGCTTCATTAAAAGTGTGCGGGGGAGCTTCCGCTAAAAGCTGGACGACTCAGATTTAGAAATAACTTATAAGAAGTGGGGCTAATTATGTTTTATTGGGAAATGTTCATGACAATTTTAATTTTGATTGTACTTGTTATAAATATGTTTGAAATCACAAAATTGATTAGAGAATATAAATTTTTATCAGCTATTATTAAGTATTGGAAAAATCGTTAAGAATAGTGATTAAGGTATGTAACTTAACAACGTCTACTTCAGGAGCGTCAATTGGTTGAATGTTGTTATCTATCAATATTTTTAGATAGTATCCTTTCTTAATTCTATTTTGCAATAAATCTTTCACTTCACCATAGAGTACAATGATGATTTTTGAATCAATTTCAGTAAAAAAAGATTTATTAGGTAGTATGTGTTGAAATTGTAGAGAATATGGAATTTCATTGACAATCAGCTTATCAATTGTCTTCCAAGATAGTTGTTTTTCTACAGTTAATTGGCAAAGTTGATCTATTGATGGATTCATTATTTTAAGTCCTTTCTGTTGGAAAGTATGCTATAAAGTGCATTGAATGAATCGATAAAATCGATGTATTTGACAAAATGGTAGCGTTGTAGCTTTTTAAATTGTTTTATTGGTTTTGAAAATACTTTATTTTTCTTAGAAAGTGTTGGATAACTATGCTCCATCTCCGAGACAATATCAGAAACATTTTTGATTATGTATTCTGGAACGGTTGCAAAACGATTGTCCATCTGATCCAAAAATATCTTAATGGCATTTAATCTACCTAAAAATTGATTAGCTTCTTCTGAAAACAGCCCAATCTCTTTTGATTCGTCTAGTTTGACCTTTGTAGCTCGAGCTAGGACAAATGTCAAAATCGTGATTATGAATCCGAACGGTGCAGTAATATCATTAAATGCTCTAAGGAAATTTGTAATTTCACTATTCATATCATCTACCTCAATATACTATTTATCTTTATTATACCAAATTTAGAAAGGAATGTTATGAACAAAGAAGAAACTAGGAGGATATTATATCGGTCTTAAGACCGATTTTCGGAGACAATTATGGAAGATAAAATCATTGAACTTGCTGATTACTTCATCAGCGAAAACACAACGTACAGAGACGCCAAGATAGCGTGTGAGAAGCTATTTAGACAAGTCAGCCATGAGATTGAACTCAGGGCGCTGGAAAGTAAATAAACCAAAAAAGCACCTAACAGGAGTCAGGCGCTTATCAAAAATAACTAAATGAATTATAACACATTAGGAGGCTATTGTGAATATACTTAGCGAAGAATTTGAAAATGGCATCCGAACAGTTGTAAGAACTCAATTCAAGGAATCATTCGAAGAATTGTTAGAGCATGAAACAACAGAAAAACGGTGGCTTTCTATCGAAAGCGCAGCTAATTATGCCGACTGTAGCGCTAACACCATCAGAAAATGGTTAAGAATGGGATTGAATCTTTACAAAATAGACGGAACCAAAAGAATTGATAGAAATGAATTGGATAACTTTGTGCAGTCGCACTTAGTGATTTAGAAGGAGAAAGAAGAAAAAATGACAGAACCAACTTTATCAAGCCAGTTACTTGGCTTAGTAGCAATTTCCATTGGTATCTTCATATTGATGCTACTGACTGCTAAAAATGAAGAGAAAACTGAACAAAAAACAGTGATCATCATCGAAGAAGCTGAAGACTTTAGGGAAGTTGTACGAAGAAACTTGAAAAAATGCGATCGAAAATCAACTTATGACACACAACCACCTGTCGGACTTTCTTCAACGATTGAGGATGTACCTAAAGATTTTAGAGAATGCATCGAAGATTATGACAGACTCGCTCAGGACTACCAGGAAGAAGCAAGAAATAATGATCTTCTAAGAAGTCAAAACGCGAATCTCTTAAAAGAAAATGGGCGCTTGCTCTACAAAGAAATGACCATGGATTTTCGGAGGAATCAACGAAAATGGGGAGCTAGGGCATGAGTGAAGATTTTAGAATACTACCTCATGACTTAGTAGCCGAGCAGTCGGTTCTGGGTGCAGTATTTATCGCACCTGACACAATCATTTCGCTGGCAGATGAATTGGTCCCTGATGATTTTTATAAACCAGCTAACAAGATTGTTTTTAAAACAATGTTGTCATTACTTGAAAAAGGTGAGCCAATCGATGCTACTACCATGATTTCTGCTCTTACTAATCAGGGCGACATTTCAAATATTGGGGGCATCACCTACGTTGTCGAGTTAGTGAACTCCACACCAACTTCAAAAAATGTGGAGCATTATGCCAAACTCGTTAAAGAAAAGGCTACGCTTCGGAAAGTAATTGCTGACTTGTCGGATTCGCTATCTAGTGCTTATCAAGGCGATGTGACAATCAATGACATCATCGCAAAGACTGAAAAGTCAATGCTTGACATCAGCAATCAAAATGCAGGGACAGGATTTCGTAATGTGGCCGATATCCTTGATACGCATATGCAGATAGTTGAGACTCGCTCACAGACAGATGGATTCGTGACTGGTCTATCTACTGGCTTTGTCGGATTAGATAAGATAACAACAGGCCTTCATGAAGGGAATCTTATCATCCTTGCTGCACGTCCTGCCATGGGGAAGACGGCACTGGCTCTGAATGTCGCCAAGTATGTGGCTACGATTGAAAGAAAGCCTGCTGTTATCTTCTCGCTTGAAATGGGTGCAGAGGAGCTTATTGAGCGTATGTTAGCATCAGAGGGCATGGTTCCAGCTTATCATTTGAAGACTGGGAATTTGAGTACGGACGAATGGAAACGTCTTGTGCAAGCTCAAAATAATCTCTATGATGCGCCTATCTATGTGGATGATACTGCTGGTATTCGGATTTCAGAAATACGCTCAAATGCTCGAAAACTCGCTCAAGAAACGGGTGGCCTTGGTGTAATTATCATTGACTACTTGCAGTTGATTACTGGATCCAAGGGCGAGAATCGTCAGCAAATCGTTTCAGAGATTTCAAGGAAATTGAAGATACTAGCTAAGGATTTGAAAGTACCTGTCATAGCCCTATCGCAGTTAAGCCGTGCAGTTGAACAAAGGCAAGATAAACGCCCGATGCTGGCAGATTTGCGAGAGTCTGGCTCTATTGAGCAAGATGCTGATATTGTCGCTTTCTTGTATCGCGATGCCTACTATAAGAAAGAGCAAGCTGACAGTCAAGAAGCAAACAACGTAACAGAACTGATCCTGGAAAAGAATCGGCATGGTAGCCTAGGGACAGTGAAGTTGTATTTTCATAAAGAATACACAAAATTTTCAAGTGTGGAGGAGTAGATGGCAGAAAGAAGAATGGTCAGTAAGACCATAATGCAAACACAAAAATTTTTAAGACTACCACTTGAAACTCAGGCCTTGTATGTTCATTTAGTCATCAATTCAGATGATGACGGAATTGTCGAAGCATTTCCAGTCGTTAGAATGATTGGTGCCAGTGAGGACAGTTTAGGCCTATTAGTTATCAAGCAGTTTATAAAACCACTGAATCAAGACATGGTCTATTTCATTACGGATTTCAACGAACAAAATAAAATTAGACCAGACAGACACAAACCTAGTATACACAGGGATTTAGCTATTCAACAACTCGGATTAGAAGTTGATGGAAGTAGATTGGTTGAGCCTGGGAAGGTAGTTCTAGAGCTTACTGAAGAAGGTCAGACAGTTGACGGACAAGTGACGGACGAATGTCCGCATAGTATAGGTAAGTATAGTATAGGTGAGGATAGTATAGATAATATCCCTTACAAAGAAATTATTGATTATCTTAATTCAAAGACAGGAAAGAAATATAGAGATAATGTTCAGAAGAACAGATCTCTGATTAAGGCTAGATGGTCTGAAGGATATCGACTAGATGACTTTAAGCAGGTGATTGATAACATGGTTAAGGATTGGTCAGGTACGAAGTATGCGAAATACTTGAGACCAGAAACTCTCTTTGGAACGAAGTTCGATGGTTATTTGAATCAAGGGAATGTTGTTAATCGTGAGAAGAAAACAGACGAAAGGCTAGGTTTTTAGATGAAGCAGTTTAAACAATTCAGAACCAGAACGGTTCTTGATGATGTCTGTGAAATCCATAGATGCCATCTTTGGTCTGTTAAGATTCCTATCAAGGGCAAGGTTGAAGAAATTAGTCAATGTCCCGAGTGCGAGAAAGAGAACATTCGACTCTTTGAAAAGCAGTTGAATATGGAAGCCGAGGTCAAAAGTAAGCTATCGGACACTTATGAGGTCTTTGTTCGAGATAGTATCGTTTCAAGTAAGCTGGCTAGTAAGTCACTACATGACTATGAGATTCAGGTTGATATTGATGAAAAGGCTATGAATTTTGTGAAGCGTTTGGAACGTGAATATGCCAAAGGTAAAACTGGCAATGCTATCATCACTGGTCCTTCTGGTGTTGGTAAGAGTCATCTTACTTATGGATTGGCTCGGTTTCTCAATGAGCAATTTAAGTCTTATGATGAACCGAAAAGCGTGCTATTTGTGTCAGTTGTGGCTTTGTTTGACAAGATTCGAGAAAGTTTTGAGTTTGACAATGGATTTTCAGAAGCCAAGATGGTCAAGCTACTGTCTGAGGTTGATTTTCTCTTCCTGGATGACCTTGGGAAAGAGAGTCGCAAGGCTGACACGAGGCGGAATGAGTGGGCGCATCAGATATTGTTCAAGATCCTGGATAATCGGACCAATACGATTATCAATACGAATTTGAGTAGCGAAGAGATTAAAGAACTTTACTCGGATGATTTTGGGAAGGGTGCTCTATCAAGTCGAATTTTCGAAGGAGCAACTGGCAGGTGTTTTGTGTATCCGTCAGGCATGAAGGATAGGAGGTATTGATTATCAAAAAAATGGTAGCCTGGGCACTCTTTGACAGTGGGAATGGTTCTTACTTCAAGGGTGCTAACTCTCTGAATAGTTCAGGGGGGGGCGAATATTGAAATCTATTCAATCGGAATGGATATAGAAAACAAGAACAATCATTTTATAAATTTGAATCTTGCTGATTATGGGCGTTTATTTGGTGAAAATACGCTCTTTGACGCATTAGACAAATTACCAAAACCTGACCTTGTAATAGCTAGTCCGCCATGTGAGTCATGGTCAAATGCTTCTGCAATGGAAAACGGAAATGCGTGTTGGAAACGCAATGATGTGTCTGATAGCTTGTTTGCTCCTCAAGTAAGACCTTCACCGTTCACGATCAGGGCAAATCAGGATTACGAGTCAGCCTATATAAATTATCAATACGACAGGCAATTTTTAAAAAGAGTCAATGGCGAGCTAACAGCTTTCAACACAGTAGAAATCATAAAAAGATATAGACCACAATTTTGGGTTATTGAGAATCCAGCAGCTGATAGACTATGGCCTTACATTGAGGATATTATTGGATTCAGAATTCCATACAAAAACCTAGCTAGATACAATAATTATGATTATCCTTTACAAAAACGGACGATTTTTGGAAGCAATATTGAACTTAATCTTAAGAATAAAATTATCAAGCAGGACATAGAATGGAAGAACTTCTCAAAATCATACAACGAGAGATCTAATATACCTGAAAAATTGGTGTCAGAAATTTTCGAAAAAATCTACAAGGAGTTTTGCAAAGATGATTGAACTCTACTTCGTCTACAACGGGCACTGTCAATTCTTCCTTGGTACGTTTAACAACGTCGATGATCTGATTGAGCATATGGAAGACCATCAATGAGCATTCTCGGCTATCACTCACCCAAGGTTTCAGAAGCACATCGGCAAACGGACAACACGGTTCGACTATGGTGCTAAGGATTGTTACTACTTGGCGACTTTTTCAGGAGGAAAATAAAATGATTGAATTTATTAAAGAATTTGGAATAACTTTTCTGTTCTTCTTTATTGGTTACTCAGTCGTGGAATGTATAGTAGGGAAGGACAAGAAAGATGATCAATAATGTGGTGTTAATTGGGCGCTTAACTCGTGATCCAGAATTACGATACACGCCATCAAATGTTGCAGTTGCGACTTTCAATCTGGCAGTAAATCGAAATTTTAAGAATCAGGCAGGTGATCGTGAAGCTGATTTTATCAGTTGAATTATGTGGCGCCAGCAAGCTGAAAATTTCGCAAATTGGGTTAAAAAGGGTGCTCTTGTTGGGATAACAGGACGCATCCAGACTCGTAGCTATGACAATCAGCAAGGGCAACGCGTCTATGTGACGGAAGTTGTAGCTGAGAGTTTTCAAACTCTTGAAAAGAAGGATAATACTGCGAACCAGTCAAGCATGGAAAATCAGATGCCACCAAGTTATGGCCAAGGCGAGCCAATGGATATTTCAGATGATGATTTGCCGTTTTAGTGGGGTGTAAGAAATATGGTTGGAGTAACCTATCAGGAAATTCATCTCTTTGTTGAATTTTTGAAAGAGCAGTATGGGCAAGGTCGTCCAGACTATATTGAAGCCCTGAACGACTTAGACGGTCTGGTGGAAGTATCCTACAGAGAAGCTATTGAAAGATTTTTAGAAGATGAATTACGATAAAAAGATTGTGATTGACGGACTGAAACGCACAATCGAGCAAAACGAAGAAAAGATAATCGAGTATTCTAAGCCGTGCGATGCACGGAAAAGATGAATCAGAGCGCTGGAACGGGATTCGTTGAGAAAGAGGAATGAAGAATTGAAACAGAAGATAAAGGAGTTGGAAGATGAATGTACAACGATTGATTGAGAAAATCAAAGAAATACCTTACAATGAGGGATTTCTTGTAGATACAATAGAAATCAACAAAACTTGGTTATTAAGAGAGCTTAAACAACTAGAACCCGAAAAGGTTACAATCCCTCAGTTTGTGGCGGACTGGATTGAAAGTTCAAAACAAGAAAAACGTAATCTACGTAACGCTCTCAATAACGGAAGCGAAAAAATGCGTTTGTGGTTTCTCGATCAAGAAAATTATGATCTATTCGCTCGTGCATGGCTGGACGGTTACACAATCGAGGAGGAGAAAAAATACAAAATTACACTTCTAAATCGGAATGATGGGGATTTATATCTCGTCAATCAAAATGCAGATTTAGCAAATAAATACGGACATTTTTCTCCCGTAGTGCTCCTTTTTACAAAATGCACTAACTTTTCAGAAAAGTGCTATAAACTAACGGAAAAGGAAGTAGTTTCGCATGATTTCGGCTGGGTATTCGATTGCCCAGGAATCAAGATCGAGGAGGTGGAGTGATGGCTAGAAAGGTACAAACAACGCTTACCAAAGATATGTATGACCATGTCGAAGCCTTAAAAGAATATGGTGGTTATAGAAGCATATCAGAAGTGGTCAATAAAGCACTTGAAAAGTTAGTAAATGAACATACCGACAATGAAATATATAAATATTATTTGCAAAAAGTAAGAGATGGAAGAGAGGTCACAGAATGAAAGATTTGATGTTTTGGGGAATGTTTATAGCTTGCTTACTAATTTCGGCTATGACATTTTATATTATGTACTCTCAAGCGATGGTCAATAGAGATTTGGAAAGAAAATACTATGACTTAAAACAAGAACTTTTAAGAGTTTTTGGTTGGGATGAATATGACTGGGCAAAAAATTTTAGGGATTATGCTCGCGAAGTTGAAAGACTTATAAAGTTTAAAAAAGAAATTGAACAACTTGAAATTATTAAAAAAGCATTAGAAGTCAAAAGTTTGGAAGAATTGCATAAGAAGAAAGAACAGATTGAAAGTGTAATCAAAACACTAGAAAAATGAGGAGGTGGAAGAAGATGAAATGATGCCTGGAATCCAGGTCGTTGAAAAAGTTGTCTATAAAGAGAGCCCGACGGCAAGATTGCCGGGTTATTTCAACAACAATAATGATGGTAAGCTTATCAAGTGGGTTAAAACCAAAAGATACATGGGAGGTAAGGTTTGGCGATAGACATCAAAAAAAGATTGAAGGCTCTGCCTTATATTGATATCAAAGTGAAGTCAAAGCACCAAGAAATCATCAGTTTGAAGTCAGGTATTTTACGAGGGCAACAGTTCGACAGCATGCCGAAGTCAAAAAGCACCAAGAATCAAACTGAAGAATTGAATGTGTTGATCATTGACAAGTCAGATCAGCTGTATGAAGAAATCAAACAAATGTACCACGAACGTGACGAACTCGTTCAAGCGATTGAGTCGCTCGATGATCCAGTGGAAAACATCGTGATGCGATTACTGTATATTGATGGCCTTTCTTGGAAAGAGGTTCAAATCAAACTAAATTGTAGTCCTGCAACCATCCAGCGAGCAAAACATAAAGCGTTACTAAAATTATCTAAAATGTATGATAAGAATGATAGCAAATGATAATTTTAATGTGGTAAATTAGTATCATGAAGAATAGCAGAGAGAAAACCTCTGCTTTTTTTGTGCAATAAAAAGGAGGTGAGGATATGTGGTAGTTGTTGAACCAATCAGAAATAGAGATGATGTTCAGCTTATGATTGAATGGCTGACGTTGCATAGTGCAGTCAAAGAGTCAGATAGACAACGCAACCTCATGCTCTTTTTGTCTGGTGTTAATCTAGGGTTTCGTATTGGTGATATTGTTAAACTGAAAGTAAAGCATGTTAAAGGCTGGCATGTCCAAATTGTCGATGAAAAGACAGACAAACCAACCAAACGAAAGATGCCAAAGAAATTCAAGAATGCTATGAGGCAGTACATCAAAGACAAGAAAGATGAAGACTTCCTCTTTCCAAGCCGAAACGGAAAGCATCAGCACATAAAGCCTAACACAGCTTATAAGATTATCAAAAGAGCTGCTGAAGAAGTCGGTCTAGAAAACATAGCAACTCACTCAATGAGAAAGACCTTTGGCTTATTCATGTATGAGCAAACAAAGGATGTCGCTCTGATAATGGATCTACTGAACCATTCAAGTCAGAGTATTTCACTACGATATATCGGCAAAAACCAAGATTCACAAGACAGAGCCATGACTAAGTTTCAGGGCTTTTAATTTTTTTATTTTGACATCAATTCATTGTTTTGAGGTTATGATGATTTCGTTTCACGCATGCAGGATAAACGCTTGATAAATCTGAGTTAAAACTCATGTAGCGAATTCATTAGAATATGTAAAACAAGGAATTGAGAGAGTGAAAACAAAGGAGATTGCACAGTTATGAAAGGTATTCTTAAAAGACTTTTTAATACAAGAACCACTAAACAAAAACCATTAGGAAAAATTGTAATTGGAGTCAAAATCGAAAATTGCTCAGAATTAAAAAAGTTAACTCAAGAATGTTGTGAAGCAATCGAACACTTGAACAATTGCATTGACAAGTTAAATCAATTTGAGCTCAAAGCATCAACATCAATAATAAAATGATTGAAGTTTCAACTCGAGAAGAACGCAACCAATTTTACAATTCAAGTGAATGGAGAGCGCTTCGTAAGTTAGTACTCGAACGTGACCACAACGAGTGTACTTGGTGCAGAGAAGAAGGCAAAGTCACAATGGACAACTTAGAGATTGACCACATCAAGGAACTGGAATTCTATCCAGAGTTCGCACTTGATATCGATAATCTAAGAACACTTTGCAAAGCATGTCACAATAAAAGACATGATCGTTTTGATAAGAATGACAGAAATTTCAGAAAAGATGAATGGTGGGGTTAGGTGAACGAACCTTAAATACCCCCCGGTCAAAAAAATCGGAAATTTTCAAAGATGTCGGTAAGCGGTCTGCACTCGACTGTCCAAATTTTTAACGAAAAATTAAAGGGGGTGGGGGGTAATGGAAGAATACTCAGAAAAAAATATAAAAGAATTAGAAAATCAGCTACTTTCTAAAATCGGCTATTATAGTCCTAGAAAAAAGGATGCGATCCAGTACGAAAAAGTGAATCGTTATCTTTCTCTCGTCAGACTGCTCTATGAGCTGAAAGCCAAACTTCATGAAGACGGATTGGTCATCACTGTTCACAATGGGCAACAAAGATTCCAAAAAGCGAATTCTCTCATCAAGGAAATCAACACAACAAGCAATCAGCTTTTGGCTATTGAGCGATCGTTTGGTTTTGAGGTGGAAAACTCGCCTGTTGAGAAACCGACGTCTGGAAGTGACCTGTTATGATTTCTCATCCGCTGATTGATGACTACATCAAAATGGCCGAGAGTGGAGAAATCGTCGTCAACAAAGAGAGAAAGTTGCTGTTTAAAATTATCAAAGAGAAAATCTATCCTCGTGATGATTTGTATTTTGATAATGACTTGATTGAGAAATTCATTCGGTTTACGGAAAAGAACTTTTTTCCTCTAGCAAAATACCAGCTTTTCTTGACTCCGTTCATTTTTCTTTTTCGGAAGGGGGGCGGGGAGCCACACTTTGACGAGTATCTATACACTCTTGCTCGTGGTGGTGGTAAGAATGGTTTCATGTCTGCCAGGTCTTCGTTCTTTATCAGTCCTATCTACCCTATCAGAGATTATGATGTAACTATCACCGCTAACTCTGAGAAACAGGGTAAGGTGTCATTTGAGGAAGTTTATGAGACCATCCAAAGGCGTGGTCTTGAGGATCATTTTTATCTAACTAAAATGTCTATCACAGGTCGAGCTAACAACTCGGTCTTTTCTTTTCGGACGAATAATCCGAAGACTATGGACTCTGCTCGTGATGGCTGTCTTGAGTTTGATGAGATTCACCAGTTTGAAGATGATAAGGCCGTGAAGGTTCAGAGGTCTGGCCTTGGTAAGATTGCTCATGCTCGGACTTTCTACAACGGTACGAATGGATATGTACGTGAGGGATTTTACGACAAGCTGATAGAGAAGTCTATGCAAATCTTGAATGGAGAGGTTGATGACTTTAGGTTATTCCCTTTTATCTGCAAGCTAGACAATGCGGACGAAGTGGATGATATGAAGAACTGGCCAAAGGCAAATCCGATGTTGGATGAAAGTACTCCTTACGCTAAAAGGCTTCTTGCGAGAACCAAGGCTGACTATGATGATCTTGAGCTGGAGCCATCTGGCCGTCAGGAATTTATGACAAAACGGATGAATCTTCCTGAAGTGGATTTTGAGAAAGATGTAACCTCTCGGGATAAGTTAGTAGCTTGTCTACGGTCTCCTGGTATCGACTTGAAAGGTCGCTCATGTGTTGCAGGTTTTGACTATGCGAGCATTCGAGACTTTGCAAGCGTTGGTTTGTTGTTTAAGAATGGGGATGAGTTCATCTGGAAGCAACATTCATTTGCTCGTAAAGCATTTTTGAAAGCTTTCAAGCTGAAAGCCCCTATTCAGGAATGGGCAGACAAAGGCTTGTTTACGATTGTGGACGGTCCTAGTATCGACCCTCGTTTATTGGTTGAAAAATTGAATGAATGGAGTAGAGAATATCAAATCGAGCTAGTCTGTGCCGATGGTTTCAGAATGGACTTGCTGAAACCTCTTTTGGAAGAGGCAGGATTTGAATATGAGTTCTTGCGTAATCCTGGTGCGATTCAATCTAAGGTTGCACCAATCATTGAAGATGGATTTGCTAATGAGCGATTTATCTTTGAAAATGACAACTCTATGATTTGGTATACAGATAATACCTATGTCAAAGAGGACAAGGATGGCAATAAGCGTTTCTTGAAGAAAGAGTCTGTCAGAAGAAAGACAGATGGATTTCATGCTTTGATAGCTGCTCTCTACAAACGAGAGCTTGTGCAAGAGTCGAATGTTGGGGAATTCCTTGACATGTTAGAGAATTGGGAGTTTTAGGCAAGGACATTATTGTAATTGAATGCAGCTATGTTTTTTGATATACTAATTCTGATATTTAGTGCAATATTATTTTGCTAATAGGATTAGGAGATGGACTCATGAACAGGCAGGAACAATTACTTGAATTGAAGAGAGAAATAGCTAATGCAAGTAAGGAAATCGGTGATTTAAAATCAGGTATGACTTCTGGTCAGATGATTTCAGTGATTTTTCTTTTTATAAGTATTTTTATGATTTTTATACTTTCTGGTTTTCTTGTTAAATTCTTTGGTCTTATATTAGCTTTTCTGTCCACCTTAGGAATAATTGGTGCTTCTAATCAAAAAAGCGAGAGGGTTAGCTGGTTGGAACAACGTTGTACAGACTTGGCATGTGAAGTAGAGAAAACGAAACAAAAGTGGTCAGAGGAAGATAAAAAACAAAAATCTGATTCAGGTAAAAAAACTGATAATAAGCAAGAGTTCACAGATAAAGAAATTGATAGTGGTCTTGTTTGGAAACGAAGATTTACTGTTGTGGGGACTTTTTATCGAGATTCTGGAGAAATTCCTTTTTATAAGTTGCAAAAAGATTTAGATCATTTAGAAACGGTTAAAACAAATAATTTTCAATTTAAACCAGAACCAGACAATCCTTATCATGGTAATGCGATAAAAGTAATAGTTGAAGGTTATTTTGTTGGTTATGTGCCTAGGGAGTTAGCAAATCAACTTATCCATTATATGGAACCGTCTAAGTATAGAACAGAGGGTTATGTAAGAATATCTAAGGTAAATCTAAAACGAGGTAAAGAAATAAAATATGCAGTTGTTCCTAAAATCTACACTAGATAGTAGTCTTAAGCACCTAGAGAAATCTAAGTGTTTTTCTTATTTTTAATTTTTTTCAAAAAACCTCTTGACTTTTAGGCTGTACCGTTATATAATTTTGGTACAGTCTTAAAAAGGGGTGATGAAATGACTGCAAAAGTAGGACGACCTAAAAGTGAAAATCCGAAAAATCGCAAGGTTACAGTAAAAATGACTGAAAAAGAATTTCAGACATTGGAAAATGTAGCTAATGAAAAGCAAATAAGCAAATCAGAGGCGATTTTACGAGGAATTGACCTTTTAAAATCCGAAAAATAAAAAAATACCAAGTGCTATTCAAACCGCCAAGCCGACTAGCACATGGTATCGCTAGAAAGAAACTCTTTCTGAAATCATTATATCAGAAAAGAGCTTCTTTGTCATACTCAAAGGAGTTTTTATTATGGCAAAAAATGAACTTTTAGATAGTTACGAAGAACTAGTAGCCTATACTTCAGAGATTAGAGAAAGTCTGGATATTTTACATGAATGGTTAGCCAAGAAACCAAATTTTGAAGATTACTGGTCTTACCATAATTTGATTGCAGGGCATGGACAACACTTTTCCTTGCTGAATATAATCATGCATCGTATGGATTACCTAATCGAAGAACATACTCAAAAAATTAATAATGAATTAAAAGGAGAAATAAAATGAATCAATTTATTACGATTGAATTAAAAGATGATAATGCAGTGGTTTCTGCAAGACAGTTACATAAAACACTAGAAGTTAAAACTCGCTTTAGTCAGTGGGTGGAACAAAATTTCAAAATGTTTCAGGAAGGAGAGGATTTTAGCTGCGTAGTTACAACTACACAGCAAAATCAATATGGTGGCCTTAAAGAAATTCAAGATTATGCGGTGACATTACGGATGGCTGAACATCTTGCTATGATGTCTAAAACTCCAAAAGGATATGAGGTACGTGAGTACTTTATTCAAGTCGAGAAAGACTTCAATAGTCCTGAAAAGATTATGGCTAGGGCATTGAAGATTGCGGATAATAAAATCCATAAACTGGAAGCGCAGATGGAAGCTGACAAGCCAAAAGTTCTCTTTGCTAATGCGGTGTCAGCTAGTCAGACATCTATTTTGATTGGTGACTTTGCTAAGTTGCTCCGTCAGAATGGTCTGGAAATTGGTCAGAATCGTTTGTTTATTTGGCTACGTGAAAATGGATTTCTAATTAACCGCAAAGGGGACTCTTGGAATATGCCAACTCAGCGTAGTATGGATAGGGGATTGTTTGAAATTAAAGAACGAACACACCATGAACCTAATGGAACAATTCGTATCAGTAAAACTACAAAAATTACTGGAAAAGGTCAAGTCTATTTCATGGAAAAACTATTAGCAGAAGTAGCCTAATATAAGCACTCGAAAGGGTGCTTTTAATTTTGGGTGGGTGGTCGGCAGAAATTAAAAGAAAGGAGGTTACAATATGGGGTGGCTTGATATTTTCAAAGCTCGGAAGGAAGTGATTACTGGTTTTGATTTTGATGATTTAGAGCGAATTTTTGGGAGTCTTTATCTCAAAAGTTTAGCTATAGATAAATCAGCTGAATTTGTAGCTCGTATCTTTGCAAAGTCTGAGTTTCGCTACATGGTCAAAAACAAGCACGAACGCTCTAATTGGGATTATCTTTTAAATGTCCGTCCGAATCGCAATGAGTCTGCTTCAGAATTTTGGCAAAAGGTGATTTATCGTCTATTGACAAAAAATGAAGTACTCATCATCTTGTCAGATGATGATCAACTATTAGTCGCTGATAGCTTCACTCGAAAACGATATGCAGTCTATGATGATACCTTTGAAACGGTATCTGTGCGAGATTATACGTTTCAGAGAAAGTTTGCTATGAGTGATGTGATTTTTTTGCAGTACAACAACAATCGACTGCAAGAATACATGAGCGACTTATTTGCGGACTATGAAAAGCTACATAGTCGCTTGGTCGAGGCCTTGGGTCGTAATAATCAGATTCGGGGTATTCTGAACACTAAGACAAACGGTACCTTTAACGAGGAAAGACTTAAGCAGATGCAAGAATATGCTGATGGTCTATTCAAATCATTTACTAAAAAATCAGTGGCTATTGTTCCAGCTCAAAACGGGCTGGACTACAACGAATTGACAAACACGGTTGGTACTTCGAATCTGTCTGTTGATGAGTTGAAAAAACTTCGAAGGCAATTTGATGATGAAGTTGCTGATATATTGGGTATTCCAACTGCATTGATGCACGGGGATATGGCTAATCTAGAAAACAGTCAGAAAATGTTTACTAGTTACTGCTATAAATCTCTAGTGAAGAAGGTATCTGACGGGCTAAATCATGCCATGGTTGGTCCTGATGCTTATGCTGGGGAACGTTTCTTTGTCATTATCGGGGAAGGTCAGAGGGATAAGTTTGCTTTGGCTGAAAACATTGATAAGTTAATTTCCTCTGGAGCAATGCTGATCAATGAAGTTCGAGCGGAGCTAGGACTTGAGGCGGTTCCTTGGGGCGATAAACCAGTCATGACTAAAAATTATCAGATTGGTAAGGAAATAGAGAAAGGAGGTAAAAAAGAAGATGAAGGTAATTCCAATTAAAGGAACAATTATCTCAAATAACAGCAAGTGGATCTACGAGTTATTTGAGAGGGAAGCTACTGCACCAAAAGACATTGTATTGCCGGAAACTGGAGAAGATGTAGAAATTCATATTAACTCTGGTGGTGGGGATGTCTACGCTGGTAGCGAAATCTACACGGCTTTACGCGCTTACTCTGGTCGAGTAACTGTCAAAATCGTAGGTATTGCAGCGAGCGCTGCTAGTGTCATTGCTATGGCTGGTGATTCTGTTGAAATCAGCCCAACCGCTCAAATCATGATTCATAATGTATCCTCTGGCGTTTATGGAGATCATAACGCTTTAGAGCATGAGGCGGCTGTGTTGAAAGGTTTTAACAAGTCTATTGCGAGCGCTTACGTCCATAAGACGGGGAAAACATTAAATGATTTATTGGAGCTAATGAATCAGACAACTTGGTTTGATGCAGAATCGGCCGTTGAGAATGGTTTTGCGGATAAGGTGATGTTTGCGCAAGAGGTTGCTCCTCTACTAGTAGCGAGCGAAACGCCAATGATCCCGCAAGATTTTATCGAGCGGATGCAGGCTACTATGACTCCTGATGTGGACAAGATTGCTGAGCTAGTGGCTCAAAAGCTAGCAGAGCATGAGCCAGAAAAAGAAAAAACTGAAAATAAGAAAGCGACTGAGCCTAGTGGTTTCGGTCGTTTTGCATTTTAAGAAAGGAAAATTTAAACATGATGAAATTATCAGATGAATTTAAAACAGCTCGTCAGAACTTTCTGAATGCTGTTACAAACAATGAACCCGCTGAAAAGCAAGGAGAACTTTATGAGAAGATGCTTAACGCCATTCTGGATGAAGCAAAGAAATCAGCTCGTGAGGAAGTAGATGGCCTTGTTGCAGTAAGTCCATTTGATGAAAAATTGTCTCTTCGTGAACGTGAATTTTTCAACAATTTGGACAAAAAAGCTCCAGAAAAAATCGAAAAGTTCTTCCCACAAGAAACAGTTGACCGTATCTTTGAAGATATGGTACAAGAACATCCATTGCTTGAACATATTGGACTCCGTAACGGTGGCCCTCGTTTGAAGTTCCTTAGCTCTACTACAACAGGTGTAGCAGTTTGGGGGAAAATCAACGATGAAATCAAGGGTCAATTGACTGCTGGATTCGGTGAAGAAGAAGCTATTCAGAACAAATTGACTGCCTTTGTTGTCCTTCCAAAAGACACAGAAAAGTTCGGACCTGGTTGGCTTCATTCTTTCGTATCTGCTCAGCTTACAGAAGCTTTCGCTGTTGCTCTTGAAGCAGCCTTTTTGAATGGAGACGGAGATGAAAAACCAATCGGTTTGTCCCGTACTTTGACAGGAACGGTTGCAGCAGGGAAAACAACATACAATGCTAAGACATCATCTGGTGATGTAACTCTTGGAGCAAAAGGAAAGACGACTGAAGAAAAAGCGAACATCACAATCAATGAATTCAAAGAAATTTACAAATACCATTCCACTAAAGCAAACGGGAAACCTGTGGTAACTCGTGGGAACATGGTTATCGTTGTAAATACGAGCGATGAACTTGACTTTACAACTCAATTCACCACTCTGAATGGACTTGGTGTATTTGTAACAAATCTTCCATTCAATCCAATTGTAATCCCATCAATTGCTCAAGAAGCAGGAAAAATCACTACTTTTGTGAAAGGGCGTTACGATGCAGTTATTGGTGGTGGAATTGAGTTTGATACCTTTGACCAAACTCTTGCTTTTGACGATCTCAATCTTTACACTGGCAAACAATTTGCATATGGGAAACCACATGATGAAAAAACCGCTGCGGTTTGGACCCTAAAACTTGGTAAAGACTAAGGTGTTGCCCTATGGAGGAGACAAAAGAACTTCATCCACTCCTTAAAGCATTTAAGGAGCGGATGAGAATTTTTCACAGTGGAGAGGATGATAACCTCTCCCGTATGTTGGAAAGTTCTGAGTTAGCGATTCACAGTTTAGTCGGTAGTAAGAACACTAGCGATCCACGAGTGAGAGAGCTTATTTTAGAACGTTCACGATACGTCTATAATGACCAGGTAGAGTTTTTCTATCAAAACTTTCAAGGTGATTTAATGGCGTTGTCTCTAGAAAACTATAAATCGGAGGAAAAACATGATTAAGGTTTTAAAAGAATTTTATGACTTGAAAGCTGGAATTGTCCGTAAAGAGGGCGATACATTCGAAGAAACTAAGGAACGTTTTGACGAAATCAATACAGCTTTACCTGAGTTTGTTGAATGGGAAGATAAAACTACAGAAGTAACTGAAACATCACCATACTATGTATAACCGTCCCAGTTATCGCTACAAAAAGCCTGAGGCTCAAAATGGAGACCTGAGAACCCCCTTGACTTTCTATACTTCTAAAGTCGAGGAGGGGGTTGATGGTCGTGATGTGAGCTACAAGAAGGCTTTTTCTACGATGGGGCAAGTTTACTCCCCTAGCTTCAAAGATATTGAGATTGCGACTGGAAAAGCGATGAAAGCTAAGATGACTTTGA